GGGTCCTGGATTGAAAGTGGCATAATACAAAAACTTCTGTCTAGGCATGGCCTGTATGACACGGTTGGCCTTGTTGTGTACTGTTGCATATCTACTAGTGCGCAGGAACAGAGGCAAGCCGCGATAATAAGTTCTATTACCGCCGCTTGTTCCGCCAAATAAATTGGTGCCAATTTCGCTTGCCAAGCCCCCCGTCGTGGAGCCCAAGATGCCTGGCAAACCTAGACTTTCACTCATGGGTTAGATTAGCCAATTACTTGGCCAGCTCTGAACTGTGGATTACGTTCAAACAGTCCATCAGCCAGGGTGGCATTATCATATCTAACTTGCAACTGCATAGTCACAGGATCACTACTTGTATAGTCCAACTGCTGATAGTTTACACTTTCCAAGAAGCAGCCTTCCAGTGTCCACTGTTCAAAAATAGCTTCGTTGCCACCATCCATGATTTCCATGATGGTGGTAAACTTGTAGTTGATACCAGCAGCCACACTGGTTTGTTCAAAGAAGTTCATCTGCTTTTGCAGCTGATGGCCCACAAGACGGCTCACACTGTTGGTGATGTCATCACGAACTTCAATGTTGATGGCCTGCCATTCGGGCTTTTCAGCGTAGTACATGCGGCTGTTGTAGCTGTGCACCTGCACACTGTTGAAGTTTACGTTGGGGCGGTCGGCAGTCATTACTTGCTGGGTCAGCTCAAGGCCGCCAGCGATTGGTCCAAAATTGACCACACGTACCCGGAAACGGTGGCGAATCTTGGGCATAAGCATGCCATTTCTTGCTCCGTTAATAGGTACTCCAAATTTTGATAGGGTCTCTACCATAGTAGGTTATCTCCACGATTGTTGTGCTGATATTTATAGGCAGCGGTCAAAAACTTTCTGGGCACTCAGATATTGCACTTTTTTGAATAGGTGAGCACAATCAGCTTATCTATTCAAGGAACTATCATGCACCATCCTGTAAAATTTGTTGAAAATCATAATGGACGATTCCTAGCAGTGGCTGGAGACCAATGGATACGTCACGGCATTGAGCACGTGGATCTGATTGGGTTTGAGCTCAGGAAGTTTCGTCGGCTGCTGGATCTGGCCAAGCAGTTGCGACCTTTTCAAACAGATGTGGTGGACGGAGGCAGCAACATGGGCAGTTGGACCATACCATTGGCCCTTGTTCACAAGGACCTCACATTCCACATGTTTGAAGTGCAGAGATTTTTGTTCTGGGTAAGCTGTGGAAACCTGGCACTAAATCATGTGCTCAATGCAAGACCCAACTGGATGGGACTGGCTGACCAGCCCGGTGAGATTGAAATTCGCCAGCCAGATTATACGATTCAGGGAAACTTTGGTGCCTTTGAAGTGCAACCACCGTTTCAGAACAGTGATTGTGTTTTGCTCTACACAGATCAGGTGGACAAGGTGCTCACCACCACAATTGACAGTCTCAATCTCACGCCTGTGCTGATCAAAATGGATGTGGAGGGCATGGAATGGCTAGTTGTGCAAGGAGCACAAAAAACCATTGATACTTATCAGCCCATCGTTTGGGCTGAACGACAGAAAAGCGATCCGGACAAGGTTATCCCCTTTTTCACAGATCGCGGTTATGCTTTGAGTTATGCGGTGGAAGGACACTGGCTGTTCCTTCCCCCTTGGTTGACCGGTAACCCCAAGGTCAAGGAAATTTTGGCTAGTTAAGCGTGCCCTACTTGGCCATATGCCATGGTTGCAATCAGTTCAGATTGGGCAAGCAGTCCAATCTGAATCACCTGGTTGGCACTTTCTATTGTTTCCTCTTGATGGTCCTCCTTGACCAAACTGATCAGATTACCCAGGCTCACGCTCAGGCTTTCAATCAACAGTCCCAGTGCTTCATTACGTGGCATCTTATCGCTGTAAAATTCCAACATTGCCACTGAATAACGGGTAATCTCTCCGCTGGCATATGCTCTGGCTGTGAAATAATTGGGGCTATCCCCTTGATCCGGAGTAAGGTCACTCTTGAACTCTAGATCTATGTTGTCTTCGTCTTCGTCCACGTGCTATTTCCTTTGATCAATAATATTCACTATATTTAGAATCTATACTGCAATGCTGATGTGTCAAGAAAAAAGCGGAGCAATTGCTTGCCCCGCTTTTTGAGTAAGTAAACTCCGCTGCGCTTAGGGCAGTGGGTCTCCTGTGTTGAGGATACGGAGTGGGATATAGATGAATTCCACTGCCTTTACTGGCTTGATGGCCACATCAATCCACAGTTCATTACGATCGATTCTTACAGGTGTGTTGTTGGTGTCATCACACAGCACTGCATAGTCATACACTGCTCTAAGTGCAACCATGTCCCCAAAGAAGCTCTCGAATGTGCGGGTAACACTGTCACGTGTGAACTGATCATTGGGCTCAAACAAGAATGGCTTGGCCAAGTTGTCCAGCTGATAGTTGAGGTAGTTCACCAAACGGGAAACGTTGACGCGGTTGAGTGCGCTGTCCACGGGGCTTAGTGTGCGCTGACCATAAACAACCAATCCACGTCCTGCAATGAACGCAATGGGGTTCATCTTGTTGCTATAGAGCACATCTCTCTGGCCTTGGCTCAACTGAACTGGCACATATTCGTTTTCCATGTTCAGGTAACCCACACTTGTTACTGCACTTACCATACCGCGGTTGAAGCCGGCTGGTGCAAACCAAGGGTAAGCCACTTGGTCATTGAATGCAATGGTGCGCAGCACTGTCATGCTGGGTGGAACAAATATTTCAGTGCCATCCAGGTTGGTGGCCAAGCCCCAAGGATAGTAAACACCAGCATAGCGGCTGTGGGTGATCAATCCTTCTTCCCCATTGCTGGGTGCATTGTTGCTGTTGTTGGACCATATCTGAATGCTTGTTCCATCTGGAGTCAAGCGGGCTGGTGGATCCACCAACACAAATGCCACATCCTTCTTGTCTGTGTTCAGGTTTAGCATTTCGTCGATCAGTTCAGGATAGCCAGGTGTGGCAATCAAGTTGAAGAAGTTGCTTTCGCTGCGAATATCCTGGTTGCTGACAATGGCACTTGCCAAGGCACGAACAACCATAATACGCTGAGCCTTGCGTCCCATCAATGGACCACCATTGAGTGCATTGCCGCTGGCACTTACCCAACGATCGCGGTAAGAACCTGTTGTGAGATAGTTGGGACGCCATTCTTTGACATTGTTGGTGCTATAACGTGTGTTGAACACCAAAAATCCATATGGATGAGTAAGCGCGCTGGGAGCATCTGGATCCACATAGTTGCTCACAAGCATGTCCTGAATCAGTTCACTGCCTGTGCTCAAACCATCGTCATTGGGACGAACATCTGCAAACAGGATTCCTTGGCTGCTGCTCTGATCAGTCACATCCACCAATTGCCAGTAGCTGTTGAGTGAATCATAACGATATAGCTTGGGATAGTTTTCAGTATCACTGGTGTCAATCCACAAATCATTGTCAGCAAGTGGGGTGGCACCATCACTCTGGTAGCTGGGCTCGCTGGCGCTAAGGATCACACCATTGGGATCAGTTGAAGGATACATGTTGCGGTACCCCATCCACTGCACGCCATCGCTCACCATCATATCAACACGCAAGTTTGTGCTGTACCACAGTCTTCCATCAGCAGGGCTACCAGTTGGAGTGCTGGTGCTTTGAGTGTACATGTTGCTGGTGTTGATGGGCTGCCAGGTGGTGCCGTTCCAAATCTTGGCAAGCATATAGGCACTGCTGGGGTCAGTTATTTCACTGTTATATTGAACATAAACACTGCCCACAATACGGTTTGCACCGTATCCGGAATTGGCGCTGTCATCATCCATGTAGAATGGCGCAGCCTTGTTCTGCCATAGGTTAAGGCCGGTGTTGTAACGTTTGATACTCCAGGCTGCGCCGCGGTTGCTGGCCACAGTGTTGATCCAAATGTTTCCACTGGACAATTGGTCCAATGTGCGTGGTTGAGGAGTGCTCACACTGTAGCCCTGATAAACTAGGCTGTTACCAAAAGTGGTGCCAGTGGGAATACCAGCCAACATGAGCGGAGCAACACCATAGCTGTAGCCTGTGCCGTTTCTCATTGAGAAGAAGGTGCCGTTGTTGTTGGTGATCTTGAGGTAAGCGTCTGTGCCCACCATCATCACACTGGCTGTGATAATTCCGGTCAGGCCCAGGTTGGGATCATTATTGATTGCTGTTACAGCAGCATTCACATTACCAGTTGGGCTGATGGCTTCGCTGGCAATGCCGCCCACTGTGATATAAAAAGTATCTCCGTAGAAGGTAGGATTGGCGTCTGCTCCAACTACTTCACCATAGAAGTTTTGGCTGATTGTGAATCCCAAGTTTTCAAATGGGCTGCCAATGCTGTCAATGAGTGCTATGTTTGTGCCATCATAGTTGGTGATACGCAGATAGCTGTTGGGTCCATTACTGTAAACACTGGCCAATGCATTCACATTGGCCAAGTCAAACGCAGTATTCAAGTCATTGGCAAAACCACTCAGTGTGCTGCTGCTGTTCACAAAGGACACCAAAGTAGTGCCAATATAAACTTGTGCCTCATCTCCAGGGTTAAAGCTGGGGGCGCTGTTTACACCAGTTACAACTGTTGCACTTGCTTCTCTCCAGCCAAACCCAGGACAAATTGCATCTGTGCTACCCACAGTGAACCACTTGAGTTCAGTTCCAATTTCAGTTGTCACAGCCAGCTTTTCAAAAACCTGCACTCCAGTCATGAGTGCTGTTGACGTACCCATAACATCCAATTGGGCTACTGCATTCACAGCAAGAGTTCCCAATGTGCCAATGCTGCTGATAGGCTGCATGTTGTTGGTGGGGAAGGAAGTGGCCATGCCGTTATCTGTAAAGCCCAGATCTTCCAGCAAATTAATAGCATATCCACCAACTGTGCCATCCAAGCTCAGCGGTAGAGTTGGATCAGCTATCTTGATGCGAAGGTTATAAACTGTGGCATAGCTGGTGCTGTTGACCTTTTCCACTCTTGCAAAAATTTCAGCACGGATGCCCTTGCTCTGCAAAGCAGTATTGGTGTTGATGGTTTGAACAATTTGGTTCAGGCTCTTTCCGCTAGCTAGTGCAACGGGAACATTGTTGATTACAAGCGTACCTGCACCAGCAGGGCTGATACAAGCACTGTTTGGATCAATAAGAGGACTACGAGGACTTACACGATACCCCTGAATAAAACGCTCCATCTGACCAGCACTGCTGATTACGGTGGGTGCTACTGCTGCCCAAGCCAAGCTGCTGTTCACATTACCATTGCTGCGGAACAGTCCCCAGCTGGTATTGCTCAGGTCCAACCACAAATCACCATTGGTGGGTTCACCTGTGGGTTCCACGCTGCTGGGCTCCAGCTGACTAAGGTCCACATCAGCACGAATCACCCATGCTTGATTGGCAATACCCAGGTATTGATAGGCTGAATAAAGCCCATACTCGTTGAGTTCATTACCCTGCTGTGGTGTGCCAGCCTGGGTATAAAAGATGGGGTTACCAAAAGTTTGCAACAGCTCTCTCTGGCTTGTCATCAGATACAACTTGTTTGCGTTTACTGCACGGGTTCCGTCAGCAATGCTTGTGGTACTTCCAGGTTGATTCTTGTCTTGCTTGGTAGCAAACACAATAAATGGTACGGTTCCTGGACCGCTGCTCCCGTAAAAGCTTTCATCTATTATTTGTACTTGAACCCCAGGGCTCACTAAATTCGCCATCTTAACCTCGTGTAGGTATGTCTATGTGCGATATTTAGCCTGAGGACTCAAAAACTTGTATTTCTCTGTGCAGTGAATCACAGCTTTGTTTACTGATATGCTTAGACTTGTGCTATTTTTTGCACGAGTGAATCCACCTTGGCTTCCAACTCAGCCAGTGAACCATTGTTCACAATTAGGAAATCCACGTGTTCCCCAATCCAATTTCGTTCACTTTCATGCACTTCTCTCAAGCTGGGGATAAATTTGACAACTCTGGTTTTGAGCCATGGAGGAAGTTTGTTGACCCATTTGGCCTTGTTCCACCACACAGGTAACTGACCCCGTTGCACATGAACGATAACACCGCCCTGCTCGCGGATCATGTTTAGCTCATCTGCAAATCTGCCATCAGTGATCACAATATCACCAGGTATAGTTTGCATTTCCAATTGAGTACGATATACCCAGAAGCGATTGTGCAGATGATTGCGAACAATACCTGTGGCAAAATGCTGCATCATGCTACGGGGTGTTAACACTTGCCCTAGTCTCACACTCCACCAAAGATCTTCCTGTTCTCGCCATGCTCTGCTTTCAGGTGATTTTCCTTCCAGCATGTGGGGTTCCCAACCAAACATGGCACACAATGCAGCCTTGAGACCTGTGGCAAAACTGGTTGTTGCGTAACCATATTTTACACGAAGGATGTCACCCACAGTGTCTTTGCCACTGCCTTTAAAACCCACCAAACCAATTATTCTTTTGCTCATAGTTCAAGTATGAGCAAAAGGGGCAGGAGGGTCAACTGCCTTATCCTAGTATGACCCCGTAAGGGGTCCCATTATCAATGTATTGGAGAATCTCATTGTCCAACTTCTCCATTTCTTCTTTGGCTTCTGTTTTTAGAGCATCTCCCTTAAGAGTGACACCGCCTTGAGGTCCAATTACCTGGCTATACTTGCTGTAGGCTTCGCCCAGCATCTGCTTGCTCCAGGCCAGTGTATAACTGCGAATCCAAGGACGGGCAAATGGATCTTCCAGGATCATGTCATCAGGCTTTACCTTTGTAACCCACAGCAGCAAAGTTTCCACACCCATCATTTGACGCACAAGTGTGAGCTTCTTGGTGACAGTGTTGTAGTGGTAATTGATGTCTCTGCCAAACATACGTCCAGCTTGCTCTTGATACTGATAAAACAGTTCAAAGGTGAGTAGACCAGCAGTGTAGCCCCCACCTGCCCCAGCTTGCAACAGGTACAAATTGGTGTAAGCCAGGCTGAAAGGGTCTATAAATGTGCCGCCAGTTGTGCCACCCAAACCGCGGCGGAAAATTTGTCGCACATCAACTATTTCAGCAGGCAGATAGTATTCTGTTTGGGATACCTGCACTTCCAAGAATGCGTAAGCTTCTTCCACTGCATTGGAGCTTCTTTGACGATAACGTTCCAGTGCCAGTTTGAGTGCAAGTTGAAAATCCTGAGCTTCCAAGTCCACTTCCACCATGGAGCCGCCCAGCATGCGGCTTACATCATCAATAAGTTCTTGTTTGGGTGTGAGAGTTCCGCTCATATAAAATACCTCGCCTAGTTGGCTGGTATTTACCTTCAGAACTCAAACATTTCTTCAAACGTGTTGTCGCTGAGTTTGTAACCGCCCTTGTGGTCTTTGACGAAGGTGTAGTTATAGGTCAGTGCATCAGTGTTTACAATGTTGCCGTCATTGCCCTGCGGTGATAAGCCCAAATTGGTTCTGCACTTGATCCAGTTGTCTGTTTGCAGTTCCACACCGTAGATTTGATTATTGAGTATGTGCTGCTCACGTTTCAGTGAGTCTGGTTCCCAGACTTGCAGTCCATCTATGAGCCTGCGTTTTACTTCCAGCAAAAACACACCCTCACCGCAACTGTTGTCCAACCAGGTTTTGTTGGGATCTTGCCAGATTGCCAAGGGCAATTGGTCCAGAATCTCGTTTACCAGTTCAGGAGGCGTAAACACCTCACCAAACTGCTTTTGCTTTTGTTCCTTGGTAAGCGGAACGATTTCTGTGAGTGTGCTAGTTTTGGTCATAGATTTTGATCAACTCGCTCTTGCTGAGACTGGGCATCCCTACGGTGTTTAGAGCTGTTTTCCTAAACAGTGTGCTCAACGACTGCATCTTTTGGATCACTGTTGCATCCTTGGCTTTCAAGAAATAATGAGTGTTCACACTCCTATTGTCAAATCCTTCCAGGAACACTTTACCACAAGGGCCGTTGCCCACTCTGCCTATGCACACGTTGGCTGAGGCTATGTCCACAAAATCGAAATCTGCATGAGTCCGTCTACCGTTTATGGGCTCTCGCGGATTCGCCTTCACCTGCCAAATTTGATAGCAGGTGACAATGGTGCCAGGAAAAACATCATCATCTACAGTTTGATCATACATCAGATGCAGACAAGAATCCAACCTGTTTTGCACACTTTCCTTACGAAAGGTTCTGGGCAACACATAATGTATGTTGGTGCTCAAAGTCGCTGCCAAGTTCAAAAACTCCACAGCTAGATTACTGTTCTTTCCGTAAGGAGGGTTACCTATAATTATATCAAATTGCATAAAAACTTTACACCTTGTCGTAGATCAACTCTAGCCACTGATATTTGATCACTCCTTTGTCAAAAAGATCTTTGACCACGCTCCAGGCAACACCAAATTCCTGCTCAATACACTCTTGAACTTCCGGTACTTGGTCCACTTGTTTGATGGCATCCATGAGGCGGTTACAGCCTGTGCCGTCACGTATCAGATCTATATTATCCACAATGGCAGTGATTCGCTCACGTGCCTTGCGAATATCCTCCACCTTTCGATCAGAGGGAGGCTCCTTACTAGGTTTTTTGGGCAGCAGTTTTGTTTTGCCCTTAGGGGCAGCAGCCACCTTGTCTGCTCTGATGTAGTCCACCGTGCCGCGTGCCAGAGCTTGGATCACATCCTTGTGTAGCTTGCTGAGATCAGCAGTGCTGCCTATGACCCTACTAACGCTCTTGCGAGCCAACACCTGTGTTAGGTAGCTGTCCTTGTCCACCTTGACTGAGCCGTGAGCAGTGCCTGAGAATATGTCTATGGTGGCCAACACCTCCATCATGGCTTCTGCCGCACTTTTGCTCTCTGCACGCTTGGCCAGATTGAAAGTGGTCTCCAGGAGCATGGAGTCAAACTTGTCATCACGATTGGGATCAAAGCTGAGGCTGATGATTTTTCCCACCTTGTCCACTGCGCCTGGTGTGAGTGCCCGGCTCATCTTCTGAATGGTGGCACCAGCTTCACCACTGTCATAGGCCAGATACAGCTCAGTGATTTCGGGAATACTGAAGCTGCGCTGGGCCATCAGAGCTGAAATGATCAGCACACTCTGATTCAGTTTCTTTGCAGCCTGAACCTGTTCGCGAACAAGAGCCTCAGCATTGGCATTTTTGACCTTGCGTCCATCAATTTCATTGGTGCCGCCACCCAACACTAGAATTCGCCAGGCTGGCAATGCACTCTGAGCAATCACACCAATTGTGGCCAAGTTGCCGTCTTTGACTCGTGTGCCACCACTCACAAACATCATGGCCACTTTGCTCTTTTCTCGGCCAAACCAGTTTTGAGTTTGTAGGTCCACGTTGGCAGGATCCACACCATGTTTGCCCAGGAAAACTGATTCCAACATACGCACAAAAAAGCCCTTGCTCTTTTGGGGATGTGCCGCAAACTTGCTCCAGCTGGGCAGCAGCCGCATATCTTCATCATCAAATTCACCCGCGGCTGCACTTTGCATCACAGGCTCACTCAGATCCAATTGATATAGGCTGATGCTGGGCACCAATAAGTCACGCCTCTGATCCACTTGAAAGTTCTTAAGCATGAGGTATCCCCAATTCCCTTTGAGCAAGTGTTTTCTGCACCAACAGCTCTGGGTATGTGACGCTGACAATAGTGTCCACATTCCACAGTTTGGTGGCGCGGTCAGCATTTGTGCCTGTCATGATCAACACCTTATCGTGGGACTTGACTGCCTTCTTCAACAGTTCAGCCTGACCATTCCTATGCACACCAAAATCTGCCTCATCCACAATCAGCAGTCGTGGCACACGGCGGCTGAACAGATATTTGATGCGAGCTTCACGCTGGGCACCAGGACACATGCTCAGATATGCCACAGCAGGCTTCTTGTGCAACAAAGCCTCGCTCAGTTGCGTCTTGTAGAGCTTGTCCTGTGTGTCCACGTGGGAGTAGTTTTGCCATTGTGCAAAGCTGGTGAGGTCCTTGCCAAAGCTGGCAAAAACTGTTTTCACATAGCTGGCCACCACCACCAGAGGGGTCTCCATCTCACGGGCCACAGCACCGCTGAACAGTGTCTTGCCAAAGCGGGCACACAGCTCAGCCAGCACTACTCTGTTGCCCCCAGAGTAGCTGGAGATCACTTCCTCAGCCATCTGGTATTGCATGGTGCTGAGGGCAGCAGAGGGCAAGGGTTGCCCAATGCTGCTCAGATGATGGTTGAGTTTGAGGATCAGCTCGTCGCTGGTGATGCTGTGGATTTCGCCCGTGGTGCCCTTGCGACTGCCCACAAACTGACGCAAATAGTCATCCATGCGTGCGCCCTGGTATGCACGACCCACCTTCTGGGCGTAGTCGTTCACATCCCAGGCTGCATCAATCTGCACCACACCTGTATAGATCAGATCCTTGCGAACCCCCACGCTCTCCTTGACTCGTGCCAAGATGCTGTGCCAGGGGTCATCGCCAGCCTTGACCCAACGCTCACCAAACTTACACTCTTGCGCATTGGTGGTTTCATGCCACAGATACATGAACATGCGCCCCTCACTGCTGGGCGCAAACCTGTCCGCCCAATCAGGGCGTGATACCTTTTTATCACTGGGATCCATGTTCAAATCTTTCCCTTATTAGTCAGAGATAGCTATCAATCAAGAGCTGCCTTGATATTAGCATATTGGTTCACCATCTTGTTCCAATCCACTATGCTCATAAATCCCAGTCTCAGTGCTAGCAGCATCATCACAGTGCTGCCCATGGGAACAAACAAATAAAACAGGATACCCACCAGGGTGCTTGCATACACATCCCTGATTACCCTACGAATCATATCCTCAGCACTGGTGCTGTAATGACAGGCCAAATAGGCGCTGACAAGACTGACCGTCCAGGCCAATCCCAGTGTCATCAGCACGCCCAAAGTTGATAGGATAAAACTGATCATTTCTTGTTTCCTACTTAAATTGCAAGTCTGGTGGTGGCGCGCCCAAATATTCTGCCACAGTTTCTTGAAATTCTGCCTGTGTGAAAACACGCATCTGCCCCCACCGTAAGCCTGTTATTTTCCAGAGCAGCAGGTCACTTTCTGTGCTGAACCATACTTGCACACCTGCCTCTACACCAAAAAAATTACGAGGACGGAGTAGAGTAGGGCCTGCATGCATGGTTTCAATCCATGTGAGTAGGCTGTCCAAATCTTTAAAACAAGTAACTCTGCTTATACCCCAATGTTTTTCCAGGTCACTTCTCTCCAAGACAACCCTGGTCCAATCCCCCGAATGTGCTTCAGCCAACTGTGATTGAAATTTCAAGATGGTGGCAAATGGCGCCTGGCGATAGGCCCTGTATTCAAAGAATCTACTACTCCAGATCCGCACAAAACTGGATTCAAGCACTACTCCACCTCCACAATGGCCCATTCATCTTCCAGGAAGGGCTTTACACAGGATCCTTGGCCATATTTCAGTTCGAGTACACTTGTGATCAGATGAGTATAGTAGCCGCTGCCCACATATGCCAAGCTGGGACGCTTGATATAGGCTTTGCCTTTCTTGCTCAGATTGCTCTTGATATACCTATCGCTGCCAGACACTATCTCGTCTGACAGTTTTACCTTTACCTCACGGCTAGGACAAAAGTAGAGGCCAGTGGGCTTGTGTAGGATGCGGTAAACTTTGGTCATTAGGTCAGCTCTAGAGCACCATGCAGATGCACTTCAGTTTCGGGATCTCCCCAGCCCAAGTCACCAATTGCATCGCAGCCTTCCTGATCATAAACTTGCTCAAACTGCTCACGTTCCTCAGCTGACATGCTTTCGGGCCATTCCCAACCGCCGCCTACACCGTCTGTCATGTCCACAAGTTCCCAGTCCAAATCGGATCCCCACACCTCATAACCATCAGGGTTATCCAAATCTATGTCTGGCTTAGAGTCGCTTTCCACAGTCCATGACCCCCAACGATACCATTCAGTGCGCACAACACAACGCCCGCCAGCACACCATATGGTGATATGCTCCACGTTCTTCTTTTCTCTGGTGCTCAGTGTCCAAACGGTCATTACTTTGTTCCTTTTTATAGACAGTGGAGGCTTACGCCTCCACCTTGTTCCAAAAAGCCTTCACCACACTACGGCCACGCTCCTTGCTGAGCCCCAGTTCCTGGATCACAATCTCAATCATACCCGCCTCATTGGTGCCCTTCTTGTTGGTGCGGATTAACTCGCGCACCTGGCTTGCAACAGTGGGCTGGCCCTGATTCTTGTTGGGCTTGATAGTGACAGTTTTGGTGTCCTTGCTCTTGGCAGCCTTCTGGACCACTTCCTTGGCCAGGCGCTTGACATTCTGGGCCTTGGCTGTGTCCTTGGCAGCAGGCTTGATCTTGGCCTTGGTTTCCACCTTCTTGACCTTGGCCTTGATCTCCTGCACATCCCCACCCAGCGTGCTCACAATCTCCTGGAGCGGCTTGACCCAGTTCTTGATGGTCTTGTCCTCCAGGGCTTCCTGCAGGCTCTCGTTGTAGTGCTGCACCAGGCGCTTGCGAACCTGCGCCTTAGCGCCCTGAGCTTCAAGAACATGTTCAACTTCGCCCCTGACAGCCTTGAGCTCAATCTTGCCGTTGAGGAAGCGCGCCTTCACATTGTCAATACGGCTGTAGCAGTTCTTGTAGGTATCATTCAGCTTACCAGCCGCAGTCATTTCCAGCTCTTCAAAAATGCCCGTGTCCTTGGCTGCCACAGTAACTTCCTGATCACGCACCTTTTCCAGTGCATTGCGGATACGCAGAACGCTCTGCGGAGCCAGCTCAGCCCCCCGGTTCATGCAATAGGCAATCTTACCCAGGGTGGAAAGCTGGACACCGTCCAGGTCGCCCACATAAGCCACCAGTGCTTCAGCCTTGCGACTGACCAGGAACTTCTCCAACTCAGCTTTGAGCTCAGTCTCGTCAACATTATAGTGGACATAGTTGAGCGCCTTCACATACTCAATACCAAAATCGGATGCTTGGTGGTTGAGCGCTGCAAAATGGGGCTCATTACCCACCAATTCACGAACCTTCTTGTCAGTATTGGTAAGCTTCATCATAGGGCTTGCTCCTTGCTCTCTATGTGGCCAATATAGCACCATTCGTGGGCTACGTCAACCATTTTCTTTGGTGCGATGCGATATTTTTAGGTGGCATTATTGCAACACTGTGGCATTTATGCTACAAACTCACGCCAGCCCTGAATAGGGCTCCAGCTGAGGATCAATTGCTGATCTGCATAAATTGCACATTCAAAACCAGTGGCTACAGCAGCAGCACGGGCTTGATCTAGGCTTGGACCCATATACTTGGCGTAACCAAAATTCACCAGATGGCAACGGTATTGCATTGGGATCTCCTTGCTTCTGGGCGCACTATAACAAATCATCAGCCCACTGTCAACACTTTTTTTGTGTTGTATTTTTACAACACCCCCAAATACTTACAGTTTTGCCACTGAGAAAACTCTTGACAATGGGCACTCTGAGCCCCTTCCTCTAGCAGGTAAATAGTTGCATATAGGAGATTTGACGATATGCCTCCATTGACGTTTTGGAAAGGCCCCGGTGTAAAGGGCAAGGATTACCAGTTTTTTGACCGTAAAGCCAGTGAGTATATTCGCATAGGCGGCACTGAATTGTACATACACAAATATCTGGGCCCTGTGGAAACTTATGGTAGCACCCCAGACCTTGAGGACAACTTGCTTCAGATAAGTGACGTTGTGGACATGGAAATCCGCAACCGCAAATATGATGACGATGTTTACAGCCTCAAGGGGCATTATATGGTCACAGACAGTGAGTTTGATCTAAAGCAATTTGGATTGTTTCTCACAAGCGACACTGTGTTTATGATGTTCCACATGAATGACATGGCCACTCAGCTGGGTCGCAGGCTCATGAGCGGCGATGTGATTGAGGTGCTACATATGCGGGATGATCTTGCCCTGGACGGCAAGGTGATGAACAAGTGGTATGTGGTGGAAGAAGGCACACGTCCTGCAGAGGGATTTAGCCCTACCTGGTGGCCTCATCTGTGGCGTGTAAAATGTTCACCTCTCACCAACAGCCAAGAGTTTCAGGACATACTCAACAAAGAGCTGGAGGACCGTGGTGACGGCGTGCCTGCACAAACTGATGCAAATGGCAAACCCATCACAGTGGGTGATGCCAGCAGCACTTATGACAAAGAAATTGAAATCAATGATCAGGTGTTGGCAGAAGCCACAGACAATGTTCCCTATCGCAATTACCAGAGCGCACATTTTTATGTGATGCAGAATGACATCAATGTGAAGCCTGATGTATTCAACAGCGATGGTATTCCTCCCAACGATAGCAAACCTGTGCCCAGTGGCACCAGTTTTCCAGCCATCTATCAGGATGGAGACTATTTCCTACGCTTGGATTACCTGCCACCTGTTTTGTTTGTGCGACAGAGCAATCGTTGGAAGAAGCTGGAAACCAACTACAGAAGTGAATGGCTGCCTGCAGGCAGGGTGCTGGCCAGCTTCATCAACAACAAGGCCACCACCAAACTACAGGATGGCAGCACTATTGATACTCGTCAGAATTTGCGTGTTGCGGTGAAACCTAAAATCGATCCTGACATTTTGTAAGGATAAACTAGCATATGGAATTTTTTTATGGAGCACAGTTGCGTGCTTACAGAGTGCAAGTTATAAGGGCATTCAGCAACTTTCAAGTCAAATTTGGTAACAATGCTGATGGCTCTGTGCGGTTGCACCGGGTTCCTTGCCGCTGGGGAGAAACCAGTAGGCTGGCTGAAACAATAATCAATGCTGGCAGTGAAAACAAGATGCCCAGCGCACCCTTTATAAGCGTTTACACAACCAGCATGAGTTTGGCTCCTGAGCGTCGTCAAAGCCCCAGTTTGGTGAGCACCCTAGCAGTAAATGAACGTGAGTATGAAGGCAAATATCTGAACACGCCTGGCAACAGATACAGTGTGAAAAGATATATGCCAGTTCCGTTCAACATGACTGTAAACGTGGACTTTTGGACCAGCAACCTGAGCCAAAAGGAAGAGTTGTTTGAGCAAGTACAAGTGTTGTTCAATGGCATGATGGATATTCAAACCAGCATGAACCCCTTGGACTGGACTTTGTTCAGCACCATTGAGCCCACCAATATAACCTGGAGCAGCAGAACAATTCCAGTGGGCACAGAAAACCCCATTGATGTGATGACTGTGGAATACAAGATACCCATCTGGGTCAATCCTCCTGCACTGGTTGAATATCAGAAGCTAATTGAGCAAGTGGTCACTAACATCAATGTTGGTGAATATGATCCCAAAAGCATGGAATGGACACAGGGAGAGCTCCTCACACGCATTGTAACCACACCTGAAAACGCTCGCATTGGTTTGACTTTGGTGAACGATGGAGTTTATGAAATCAGCCTGCAAAACTATGGAGGCACCATTGTGGACGAACAAGGGTTGCCCACACAAATTGTGGGCCGCAGCAGTCCCATCATGCAACCTGGCATGAGCTTCCTGGTCAATGATGTGAGCATAACCATTCCCAACAACAGTGTGGATGACCTGATCAGTGTTATGCGCAATAGCTTTCAGGGCAAGAACTTGAATGTGAGACTGACTCTCAGCAACAAACTGGAACTGATCAACTTGAACGGCGGGGACATAACGCTGAGAAACATCACAGGCACTCCTGTGGAAAGTTTGGGTTTTGTTCCCACCACCTACAATGGCGGCACACTAGCCTGGTGGAGACTGTTTGAGCTGTATGGTAGTTTGAGTGGCTATAAACCTGCCAGTGCTTGTGACCCTGACAGCCTACCCGAAGGTAGTGAACTGCGACTACTCAATGGAACGGATTTGGATGACCGTGCATCTGACATAGTGGGATTCATCAGTATGCATCCCACAAACCAAAATTTGATTGTTTGGAGTGTGCAGGCTGGCACCTGGCCTCTGGCCACCATGAATCCGCTCACTGCTGTGATCAATCCACAAACTACCTATCCTGGAAATGGCTTGACTCCTCCCCGAGCTGCTGATCGCTATTTGTTAGTGGATGAGCTGGCCCCTGTGAGTGCAGCCTGGGGTGGTGTGGATGCAACAGTGAACGACATCATCGAATATGATGGCACTCAGTGGAATCGTGTGTTTGAGGCAGCTGGGAATACAACACCCCAGTTTGTGAAAAATAATTATAGTCAAAAATGGCTCAAATACCAAGAGCAGATTTGGGATGCATTCCCACCCACCAGCTACTTTCCTGGAACTTGGCGCCTTAGACTCTAAATCCTCAGTTCTCTCCAATCCCTTAAATATGCCTATGACAACAGTGGCACATATAGATCCCTCACGAGTTGCACAGGCGTTGGACCAACCCACTCAAACAGTGGTAAATTTGTTGAAACGCTATCATATCCCTCACAGGATAGTGGGCGGTGCAGTGAGAGATCTTTTACTAGGCAAAGAACCCAGAGACATTGATCTTGTGGTGGATGCTGATCCCAGCACACTGATTTATATTTTTGGTGCTCATGACATTCCGCAGGATTTGAGCGGAATTGTGCATGGCACCGTCAAGGCTGTGTTTGGCAGTGGCAAAGCAGAACAAAAAGTTGATGTGAGTAGTCTGGGCTATCGCATCCATCGTCACGGTAACAGACTGGAAACCGATCGCACTCACAATTGGGCCACTGACAGCAAGCTGAGAGATCTTACCATCAACAGCATGAGCATGGACATGGATGGCACAGTGTATGATTACACTGGTGGATATGATGACTTGCAAAACAGCCGCATCCGCATAGGCCAGAAAGCTCGCAGTGCCATGGTGCTGGACCCCACTGGAATTATGCGCTATTTTAAGGGCGTGAGTATGTTTCCTGACGTGCAGGTAAGGCAAAAAGATCTGGACTTCATTCAGCAAAACGTGCCCCTGTTGGCTGATGTTGCTGACGACAAAAAAACTGCCATGAACATGGTAAGCATTCTCAAAAGCCCCAATAGAGAAAAGACACTTAAATTGATGTGCAAAATGAAGGTACAAGAGTATTTGCCTTATGCACCCTGTTTAGCATAACGAGGACCCAACCATGACCACAGGAACAACCGGACCCACCGGATACACAGGCCCCACAGGCAATACTGGTGAACCAGGATTTGTTTACAGAACAGGACCCACAGGCAGCACTGGTGCCCGCGGTGAGGCTGGTGTAAGTGACGTTCCTGGAGCCACAGGCCCACTGGGACAAACTGGTGCCACAGGAGCCACTGGCCTGAAGGGTAATACTGGAGCAACAGGACCAAGTGGTGAAATGGGTGCAACTGGTGCCGCTGGCGCCCCAGGGTCAGCAGCCAACACCGGTGCAACAGGTCCTCAAGGTGTTCCTGGTTTGGCCACACTCACAGGGGCAACTGGAGCAACAGGTGTAAAAGGGGACGCTGGCATCACAGGTCCTGCTGGGGAAACTGGCGCTCAGGGTGAACAGGGTCCTATGGGTGAAACTGGCGCTGATGGGGCTGCTAGCACAGTGCCTGGACCCACAGGCGCAACTGGAAGCAGAGGATCCACAGGCAGCACTGGTGCTGCTGGTGTTGCTGGATCCACTGGTGCAGCAGGAGCCGCTGGTGTAGCTGGCACCCGAGGCAGCACAGGTGCCACAGGTGTACCAGGAACTGCTGCCCTTACAGGAGCCACTGGTCCCCGAGGAGTGCCTGGCACAGCCACCCTTACAGGAGCCACCGGAGCCACTGGTGCCCGTGGTGTAGCAGGAATCACCGGTGCTCCTGGACTTGCAACAAACACTGGTGCCACAGGTGCCACGGGTGTGGCAGGACTTGCCACAAACACTGGTGCCACAGGCGCCACGGGTATGCCAGGACTTGCAACAAACACTGGTGCCTCAGGTGCTACCGGTGCCACAGGAGTTCAAGGCCCTGCAGGTGTTTCAGGCCCCACTGGCCCAGGTGGTGAAGCCAGCAACACAGGTGCAACAGGTTCCACAGGTGAAACTGGTGCTACCGGAGCTAGTGCAATGGTTCTGGGTGACAGTGTATTGTGTTTGCCGGAACAGGATACTCCTGTGTTTGTTGCCACCAGTTCCAGCATAGTAAGTGTGAGAGTTATGGCTTACTCACAGGGTTATGAAACCAGTGTCACAGATGTTGAGGACGCTCAGGCATGCGAAATTATTGCTGTTCGCAATTTTAGATTAAACACTGTGGATTTTACTGTTTATGGTGTTGTATTCAGCAGTGTGGAAGCACTCAGTTCTTTCAATGCCAATTGGCACAACAACAGAATTACTATTACGGCCAAACCCACCAGTTTGGAAAATTCAGTGCGAATCAAATGCGTTGGTTTTGAAATCACTGCAATCTAAAAGGATCAAATGACATGACATTCCAACAATTTCAAACTCAAAACGGTATGAAACTTCTGGACAGTAACGACATCAGCCTGACCCAGGATAAACTGGGCTGGATGAGCATTTATGGACCAGTATATAACACTGGAGATAATATCAATTTTAGCGGTGTAGCTGCTGATTATGTGGGCCACAGTTATAGTGTGGGTGTTGACCATAACTTGAACTGGGCTGTGGTGGTCAAGTATAACAAGATTGGTGACGTGATATGGAAAAAGGCGTTCACCAATGTATCCTATTCCAACTTGTCAGCCCAAACAGTTCTGCTTGCCCCCAATGGCTCACTTCATGTGTTGGGAACCCTTTACACAGGCACAAACACTGCTGTTTACATTTTGTTACTTGACAGTGTCACAGGCTTGTATTTGGGATCCCGAATCGTCAGCAGTGATACATCTGATTTGACTGTGTTTGATGCTGCATGGTGGAACAACGATGTGGCATTTGTTGGTGGTAGCATACCCGAATATGAAGATTTTCCTGTTGTGTCACAGGCTGGCAGCGAACCAGGCATACTATATGTGGAAGCTAGTGTGTTTGCTCCCCAAACTCCCACCACACAGTGGGTGGTGAGTGGAACAGGCATCACAGGCACAGTCACAATCTTGAATGTGGACACAAGTGTAGCTCCACTTATCAAACTTACTGTTAATAACTTGGTGGATTTTGGCGGTGCTGGATCTTGGACTGTCAAGCGTCCTCTCAACAGTCAAGGTTATATCTACACAACTGATTGGCAACAATATTTCAGTGGGGGTCAAACAGATGCCTATGATGCTCTTACTTGCATCCGAGTAAACACTGATAATCATTTGGTGGTTGCAGGACAAAGTGTGGGTGGAGTGAACTCTGGCCCCTTGATGGGCATACAAGCAGCAGTAGTCAGCAAGTTTGACACAGAGGGCAGCTTGGTGTGGAGCTATGCTATCAATGATGCGGCTCAGCCAGGTATTATCACCAGCCTTGATGTGGACAGCCAAAACAACATAGTCTTGGGACATTTTGCAGAGAGTAGTAACACAGTTTGTGTGACTCTCATGGACAGCAACGGCACGATTATATGGCAAAAGGCCACCAGTGGTGCTTCCGCTGCCTTTGTTCCCAGTGTGATCTTTGACGAAACCCACATTTACTTTGTTGCAATAACAACCACCAATGAAGAGTATCAGGATGCCTTCATGGTAATCAAGTTGGATATGCTGGGTAATATAGAGTGGCAAAGACTGCTGAGCACTCTCAGCAACGAATTGTTGGACATGAGTGGCAGCAGAAGATTGGCATCCAGTGCTTTGAATATACATTTTGTGGGTTCAACTCTTTATGCAGCAAATTTTGCTGAAACTGCTGTAAGCCTGAGCGTACCCAAAACAGGTGCGGATACCGGAGGCTGGGGATGGTGGTACTATTATGAAACAATCTATGCCTTTGACAGTTTTGAGGGACTGCGTGAGACTTATATTCCAGTAATCACCAACAGTGCGTTTGCTGACAATGCCAACATTGGCATGATCCCCAACACAAGCGACACAGAAGTTCACACAAAGTGGATCTACGACGACGCTGGAGGTGCGGTTGCATTTGCCGACGGTAGTAGGCAGATGACCAGTGCCACGGATATTCCTCAAACTCTACTTTTTGGTGGAAGTTATCGAATCATTCTAAGGGACAGGCACAAGCATCTTTACATTACTGAACCAGTGAGCACCTATATTATTGTGCCGCGCAATGTGGAAATTCCTTTTCCCAGGGGCAGTGTTGTATTGGTGGTAAACAACAGTGGACAATCAGTGACAATACAAACCAGCCATCCTGAAATTGATCTGATAAGCCCAGACTTGGGGATAAACCCTCAATACATGTTGGCAAACAGAGGTTATTTGCAACTGCTGAAAACTGAAGAAAATGTTTGGTTTGCCACAGGATGGGGCCTGTCCACCAGTTGAATAAACTGGCTTGTTCTATGCATAATTTGTATTATGCATAGAATATCCCTTCGTGGTGGAGTGGTGGATAGTCAATTCCATTTCACACCTCAATTCATATCCTGGGCACAAGCTCTATTTGTTTTGGGATGGTGTGGACAGAATGTTTAAGGCCCCACTCTACAGGCATGTGATGGGCCCTGAGTTCGAGGCATGGGCCAAAAACAGCTTACAGGCCAAATGGGAAATTACTCTGGGAGCAGAAAGCTACATAGAGTTTGAATCCGAAGAAGATTGTGCTGCCTATAACCTTGCTTGGTATGAACAGGTGGCGAACCATACGGTGGGTTATAAAGTACGTGCCACTGTTGATGCGTCCGTTTTTTATTGTCCTTATGTCCCTTTGACTACAACTGGTGTGATAATTGATACCACCACAATGACAGAAATTACACAAGGCCCAAATAGTATCTAAACAAGAAAAATCCCGGAATAAAAATTCCGGGCTTCGTCTTTTAAGGCATGGAGGATATCAATGGGTATATAAACCATTGATATAATTGGATCCTACAAAAATTTCAGGTTGGTTGTGTTAATTGCTATACCAGCCAGATAGTCGGCAGCATTACCCAGTGAGCTGCTAGTGTTGCTCAATTCCAGGTAGCCGTAACGTGTCATGAAGCTCACCACTGGCTCGAAGGTGTTTGGATCAATGATCACACCAGAGCTTGTCAGTGGCACATATGGGCAGTAGTAGGCAGCGGCGTCAATTTCGCCTGGGCCCTTGTAGCCAACCAGCACGGGGGTGTCGTCAGCAGCATACTGGTCAACATAAACGCGAACGCTGTTGTTGAGCACGCCAACGAACTTGGTGTTGGTGGGGGCTTCAAAAGTGCCTTCAGTTGTGCGAGCAAAAGCTGAAGTTGTGGCACTCTGTAGGATGGTGAGAGCAGTTGGGCTCACAACAACCCAGTTACCAGCACCACGACGTGTGCGGGCAGCGATCAGGTTTGCACCACGGTTTACCAGCACTGCAAGAGCAGCGTGTTCGTCACCAACGAAGGTGGCTGTGCCGCTTACTGCGCCCTGGTCATAGGTGAGTGTGATACCAGCCAGTGTGCGCAGGCTGTTCAGGATTTCCTGGTCGATTTCAGCAGTGATTTCCTGAGCCAGTGCGGCCATGATTTCTGCTTCAATGTCAATGCCCTGCTGAGCCTGAGCGTCCTGGGCAGCTTCGAAAGTCCAGCGAGCGCTCAGCTTGCGGGTCTTGGCTTCCACAGTTTCCTTCAGGATCTGGATGTTCAGGCGCTTGCCTGCTGTGCCTTCCAGCACGGTTGTGTCTGCACCACGTGGGTTAGCAACACTCTGATTGCCGCTGTAAAAGCGAGCAATGTCGAATGGGCTGAGTGCTTCGCTACCAGCAATCGCACCGCCGGGAACGGCGGGGCTTGGCACTGTATCAGCATAACGCACACGGAGTGTGTGGATCTGACCCACTGGGCCAGTCATGGGCTGCACGCCGATGATTTCGTTAGCGATAACAGTTGGCATTACACGACGGATAACTGGCAGGATCACCTTGTTGAGGGTGGCCACGTTACCGGCGCTGGTGCTGCCTGGTGTTGCATGTTCGAACAGCACGCCAGCCTTGCTGCTGAGGTCGCGCTTGGTGTTCTCTAGAACCACATCCATCACCTTCTTGCGGTTGCCGGTTAGGCCTTCGCAAAGAGCTTGCTTGGTTAGGTTCCAATTGGCTTCGAAAAGATTGCCTTTCATTGGGGTATTCTCCTTTATTGTGATCTAGCAGCAACGCCTGCTAGATACAAAATGTTTTGAAGATCAGATGATTCTTCATTTGTTGATGGTGTTTGTTGTGTTTCCACGAGACTCACTCTGTCACCAGAATGTGCCACTGTGCGTGGTTGAGCTGGTGCTGCTGCCCTACGGGGAGCATTTCCATTCATCACAGTGGGCAGGTAGCGAGTGAAGGCTTCCTTGAGACTAGCGGTACGGATATCGCTGAGTAGGTTTTCCATCACTGCACGCTTGTCGCCGCGAAGTGGGTTCAAGAGTTCGTTCATCACTTCAACTCTCTTGGCACGATCACTTGCAACTTGCACAGCCCGCTTTTCACTCTCCAGAAGTGTTTGCTTCTGTTGAATTTGAGCTTGAGCTTCAGTTAGCTGACGAGCTGACTCTTGAAGTTGCTTTTGCAACTTCTTTACTTCGCTGCCTTCGCTGAGATAGCTGCCCATGTATTCGGCAGCAACCGCTTCAAAGATCTTGCGACCGAAGTTGTTCTCACGAGCGGTTTTGATATCATCTCTCCACTGCACGAGCTCCTTGCGGATAACTTCGTTTAGAGTCTTGTCAACAACTGTGGTAGCTCTAGACACAAATGCTTCACGAGTCTCGTGTAGCTTTGTCTGGGCTTCTTTGGCCAACTTCACACGCTGTTCAACCAGTGCCTTCTTGTCAGCGGTGAACTCTGTGAGTTCCTCGCTGAGCTGACGAAGCACAAATTCTTCCAGCTTGTTTACGCGGGCTTGAACGTCGGCCTGTGCTTGAGCACGGCTTTCGTTCAGCTCTTGGGCCATGGCATTGCGCTGCTCAGCAAGTTGCTTTCTGTCGGTGCGGAATTCGGATAGTTCGCCAGCAATTTGCTTGAGCATGAAGCTCTCCAGCATCTTTACCTTGCGAGCAGCTTCCTTTTCACCAGCAGACTTGGCTTCGGCCAGGGCCTTAGCAAGCTTTACCTTTTGTGCAGCAACTGAACGCTTGTCTTGCTGGAACTCATTGAGCTCCTTGCTTATGACATCATTCAGCATCTGATCCATGGTTTCCACAAGAACTGATCTCTCATGCTCAAAACGAGCAGCATAGCTTTCTTGCAGCTTGGATTCTGCTTCTTGGAGCTTTACGGAGAATGCTTCCTGAAGGGCAGTGCGGGCTTCATCGCCCAGCACAGCATTCTCCAGGAGCTCTTGTAGTTGTTTTTCCATAGGAATGGGATCTCCTTGTTTAAATCTTCAACTCATCAACCCACTTGAGTAGTGTTGTTTTGAGATACTGTTGTGCTTTCGCATCGTGTCTCACACTCTCAGCCAGGTCCATGATGTTTTTTCCAAACTTACCGTGTTGCAGTGCCTCATACACAGGTATGGGGTAGGCACTTGGCGCACTGGGTTTGGCGACAATATCAACAGTGAGCATTTCAAAATCGGAAACACTACCGTTGTAGTCCACATTGCCTGAACCTCTGGAGCTGACCCCTAGCTTTACTCCACTTTCCAGCAATGTTCTTGCGATTTGACCGCAAGGTGTTGGCAACAGCTTGAGCTTACCCATGCCGTTGGGTCCATCCATCCACATCTTTGTGATGCTGTGGCTTACTCTGTCCAGGTGGATCTGTAGTTCTTGGGGATGATCCAACTCTCCTGGCACACCATTATCTTGTCTGATGGCTTCATTGACCACTTCCACAGCACGGCGGATCTGATCAATTGGATATACTCTACCATTGTGATTCTTGATACCGCCCTGAATGAAGATACCTTCCATGAACATGTTCTTGCCCTGGCCCTCACCTTCTCCCTCATTGAGGAGTTTGAGTCCAGCAGCATCAAAATTCAGGTGTTCTTGTAGTAACAATGCCATTTGATTTCCTTAGCAATCTCTAGCCAGATATTTAAGTTGTTGATTTAAAATCGGTTGATTTTTGCTCAAAAACTGCCAGATCTTGCATAAAAAGATACCGCGGAAGTTTTATTCCGCGGTATCTGGTTTACTTCGCTGTTTTAGCGATTCTTACCGCTGATGGGGCTCTTTGTGCCAATGGCTCCATAGCCTTCGCTACGGTCCTTGTTGAGTAGGGCCTTGGCATCGCCTTCCTTGCTCACAGCGCTCATGCCGTCAGTGGCCTTCTTGCGACGGTTTGCAGTGCCTGTCATTTCAGTGCTGCTGGGGGCAGACTGTCTGTCATAACCGCTGGCCTTGGGGCCCTTGCCTGTGACAACTGGCTTTGCGCCGTTCATGCCTTCTCTCTGAGAAGGAGGAACTGCACTCTTGGTGCTGACTTCTGCACGAGCAAACTTGCCGCTGCCCACTTCACCGCTCTTGGGAGCTGCAACAGTGTCCAGGTCCATGCTTTCGTCCAGATCGTCATAGTCTTCGTCCAGATCGTCAGTGCCATCTTCCCAGGCTTCTTCAACTGCGCCCTCGTCATGATCAGCATGTTCAGCTTCACCAGATTCTTCACCCTGCATAGCTTCGAATTCCTTCTTGAGTTCATCGATAGCAGCTTCCAGGTCATGAAGTTGATCTTGGATATCTTCATGCTCTTCATGTTCGTCATGCTCGTGTTCGCCGCCCATGTGGTCGTCGTCGCCCATTTCCATGTCGTCTTCCACTTCAACTTCGTCAGCATCAGCATCTTCCGCAGCGTCTTCCATGTCGTCGCCCAGGTCTTCCACGGCGTCTGCAACGTCCATGTCGTCCTCTGCATCAGCATCAACAGCTTCGTCGTAATATTCTTCGGCTTCAACTTCGTCAATGTCGCTCTTGAGCTTGTCGCCCATGTCGCCACCGAGAACCATTTCGTCCTCGTCGTCGCTGATCATTTCTTCGTGAATTGCGCGGGCCTTCTCAATGAAGATTTGGTGCAACAGGTCACGTGCCTTGTCTTCTTGTTCATTGATGAGGTATTCCATTACCTTCATCAGCTTGGTGTTTGCCATGAGTTGTCTCCTTGGTAAAATAGTCAGACTCAATCGTTATTTAGTCTGATATATCAAACCAGCGAATATACTATGAAAAAAGGCAGATTTTGGTCAAATTCCAGGCATGCCGCCGCCTTCTTCCCCAGGGGCACCATACAAAAGCTCTAGCACGTCTCTGCGAACCAAATTTTCCAGCTGACGGGCTGCACGCATCTTCTTTAGCTTGTTCAGATGCTGCAACGTGATCTTGGGTTTGCGAGTATCTCTCAGCTGTTGCTGAGTATATTGATCGTTCTCGGGAGAGTAATATTGTGCGTCTAGATCGTCAGCTTTCATGGTAAACTTATTTAGGTGGGCGAGAGTAAAGTTACTATCTCAGGCAATACTGCACTACGATAGATGTATCCGTTTCTGTTACCCATTACAAAAATGCCGTTACCGTAGCAACCAGCAGAACCTGTGCCGTTGGTGCCTGGCCAGCTGGGTGTGTACATTCTGTCAAAGGATATGCCATCTACACTTCCCTGGATACCAAAACCCGCAGTGCACCACATGCCATTACCATAAACAACTATCTGCTCGTTGGTCGAATCAGGGGTGTTCAGGATACACGAAGCCCAGTTTATTCCTTCAAGGCTTGTGATAAGATTGCAGGTGTAGGGGATTGTTGCTCCTACACCGTTAGTTCCTATTATCCATCTGCCATTGCCATATTCTGTTGTGTAATGTGCGGCCAGTGGCTGACTGCTGGTGCGAACTGTCCAGTTCACACCATCAGCACTGGTTGCAATATGATTGGTTGGCGTGTTGACAACTCCACCCACTGCCAAAAATTTACCCCCGCCATAGCCCACTCCATAAATGGGAACATTGGAGTAGGTGCCATTATCCAGTGCAGGGCTTACAGTGGTCCAATTGTCACCGTCCGCACTGTAGAGTGTTACTCCAGCTCCCCCAGAATTGGCAACACTGCCCACGGCCACATAACCTTTGCCAGGAGCATAAGCAATTCTGTAAAGATTTTGTGTATTGCCAGGGTTATGCACCAATGTCCAGTTACTACCGTCATAGCTTACAGCAATCTGCCCATTGGCACCACAGGCTAGAAATCTGTCTTTGGCAAATGTTACACCAAAAATTCCTCCTGTGAAAGGATTATTGGCAGTGGGACTCCAGGTAGTAACCATGGGTGTTACCTTCACCAAGTCCTGCAAACTAGTGGAGCGTAAAACACCCGCTGCTCCGTTTATACCCACAGCAACAAACTTGCCTGCACCATAAGCCAGGCCAAATACTGCTGTAAAGGGTCCACCCAACGACACTGGATTTGAGCTTAGGACCCATTGACGACACAACCATTGCTGCAAACTTATACCACTACGATCCTGTGGAGCATCCTTGGTGGCTTGAAAAATTTCCCCGTCTTCCAAATACAATTTTTTGCTGGGGCTCAACATCATCACACCACCAGGAGTGATTGTACTTGCATCACGATTTAAAACATCTGCTGCGCCGCCAATTACTCTGTTATCAAGAAGCCGTGGCATTTGCAATCTCCAGTAAACTCACAACAACATCACAGCTGGCAGCAACACTGGTTTGGATCCACAGCTGATCGTTTGCACTAAACGCAAGATTGCCACTCAAAGGGTCAAAGCTGTTTGCTGAAATCAAAGGATAGTTTTGAACTAGTGTTCTGGCACTTGCAGCATTGAATGCAGTAGTGCTTGTGCTGTTCTGCACATAGGCACTTACTTGCACAGTGCTGGCAGTAAGATTACTCACTTGAACTGTGAGTATTACAGTGCTTACTTCACTGGGTAAAACTCCCAGGGCCAGCGTTTGGCTCTCTTGGCCTGCTACAAGCGTGTTTACGCCATAGATAAAAGTCTGACCTGTTCCGGACAGTCTTACTTTGATGTTTCTGAATTTAAAAATTGGAGCGGTCATTGTTTATCCTCGTCTTGTAAGTGCTAGTATGAAGGGAGCCATGAATCCAAATATGCTTTGGTAAAAGGCTCTACCATCAATTGCTCCACGTTGTTGATCAATACGGAAGCTGGGTATGGGGGATGCTTGGACACCAGTGGTGAGATCCCATGCGCCGGGTGTTACCACACCCACATAAAAGTCTCCGCTTTCATCTGTGCTGGTGTGGTAGACACGGCCACTGGTATAAACTGCTTGACCCAAAGTGTTCACTGCGGCACCTCCGCTAAAATTGGTGGCCTGTTGGCTGTAAGCAATTGTGTATTTGTTGGGATCTGCTCTGCCATTTCCGCCCTGGCTGGGGCTCAGCTTGGTGTAGTCCAATCCTGCTCCAGCATAGCTGAGAGTGTAACCACTGGCCTCAATCAAACTGCTGAACCTGATGCGTGCTTGAACAGTCAACGTACCCGCGGGAGGATTTGTTAGGGTGATCAAACTGTTGTTGTTGGGGCCGTCGCTTATATTGAAGTCCACACCATAGATTTGTTGGATGTTGTTCACTTCTAACACCAGGTCACCGTATTGATCGGGATACACCTTTGTGTTAGAGGTGGTGAGGAACTGTGTGACAGTGCCGTCACTGTTCCAGGTCTGATTTACTGCCTGAGGATTATCCAGCCAG